CACCATTTTTTATATCTTCAGATATTTCTATTTTATTTTCACCAAAATCTGTTGGCATTAAATCTTGCAATGTTAAACTAGCTTCTTGTATTTCTTCTTCTTCTTCTTCATCATCTTTTTCAACATTAAATTTAGAAACATACGCAGACGGAGTTATATTCAACTCTTTAGAATATTTTTTTATTTCATCATCTGTAAATGTTGTCCCGTTAAATTTCCACATAGATTAAGCTTTTTGGTGAGGTGCCATTTTAGGTTGTATAAACTCTTTTTTCTCTACATATCCATGACCCATGAAATCAGCATATGCATTTTTTAAATACACTCTTCTAAAGCGTTGTTCTGATTCTGGTGTTAATTGGTACTTGCTGTTCATATAAGTTAATGGTTTATCACTATTCTTGTCTTCACCAGCAATACTCAAGTAAGTTGCTTGTATACTATCAAAACCAGACTTATCACCTAAAGAACTTAAAAGACCAGCTAATACTTGATCAGAAGCTTTTACCCAAGCATTAGAAGCTGAAGACATTATAGGTATTTGTCTTGTTACTGTTTGTATTCCATTTGGATTAGTTATTATTGTTATTGATTTTTCTATATTTGGATCTTCAAAATTTAAATATTCATCTTTAATAATACCATTGTCACCTCTATAACCCATGGCCATAAATCTTTTTCTTAATTCTTTATTTAAATTCTGTATTATAACCGGTGATTTTAATACTTCAGTTAACACATTAAAATCTTTATATCCTACTATTTCACCCATAACAGTACCGTCTTCATCTTGATAATAATTAACTGGTTTTAAAATTTTATCACCAGCTTTATTAATTTGAATACCTATTAAAGCATTTTTTATATTATAATTTTTATATACATTTTTAGACCATTTACCAACATTTTCAGGAGCACCAGTATACATACCACCTATTTTATTAAATGCAGTAGCTTCTATTTCTTTTGGATATAAATTAAACCAAGCATTAAATTCTTCAGCAAATGCGTTGGCTTTTGTTTCTTTTTTAGTTGCTTGAGATAAATTATATGAAGCATCTATTCTTTGTTCTTTATCGCTAGCATTATCTAAAATATTACTCCAGTAATCTTTGTTGTTAATGTTCTCCATAGCCATATGAAAAAAACTATCACTCTTTATACCACTTTTTTCAATGTTTGATATCATTGCTTGTTTTAAAGGTATTGATTTTAATTGCTGGTTATCTACAAAAATTCTACTATAAGTAAACTGTTGTGTTTCTCTATTTAAAGAAGAGTTTTTTACATTAGCAGCCTGTACACCAGCATTTTGAACCATAAGTTCAATGCTATTTCTTGACTGAGCAGCTATAATTGTTTGTGGTATGTTGTTTTTTAGTGCCATGTTTTATATTTTAATCTGCAGCTTTAATACCGGCACTTGCAATTGATCCAAAAGCACTAATTCCTGAAGCTAATGACGTAGCGCCTGCTTGTCTAGCCTGTGCAGCGGATTGATATGAACCTGCCATTTGAGCTGTTTTTCTATCAAGTTTTCTTAGCTCTCTATCTCTTTCTTCCCTATACATAAATTCTTTCTCTTTAACACCAATGTCCTGCATTCTTCCTGCTTCAGCTATTCCAAACTTTTGAAGTCGCGCAGCTTCGCTCATTTCTATATTTTGTAATCTACTAGCTTCACCCATTTGTATATTTTGTATTCTACCAGCCTCATCAAATTGTGCGTTTTGAACTCTATTTGCAGCTTGCATTTTTGCTTGCTGCAACATTTGTTCTCCTCTAGCCTCTTTATCTGCGTTGGCTTTTTCTTGCTGTGATATAGTTGCAGCTACACCTCTTTTACTTTGAAGTGCTGCTTGTGCAAGAGCTGTGGCTCCACCGGCTGATGCACCAGTTGCGGCTAATAGATCTAGTGTGTTAGCTAAAGCAATATCAGTTTCTTCTGCTTGCATTTCAGCAGCGGCTGTTGAAACACCAAGATTAGCCATTGGATTAGATAATAAATCACTAGTGTTAGTTATTAAACCAGAAAGATCCGTGGCCATACCAGACAGATCTGTAGCCATGCCAGAAAGATTAGTAGCCATACCAGATAAATCGGTTACTCCTTCATAAGGATTTATAATTTCCATTTGAGCATTTTCTAAATGTTCTATTTCTCCTTCCAATCCTTTAGCTTTTCTAAATGCATTTTTTGCAGTTTTATTTGCCTTGTATTGACCTACTGCGGTAGTTCCTAATGCCACCGCGCCAGCTATTATAGAGGTTACTATTCCCATATTAATTTATTCTTTTAGTTATTTCATGTGAGGTTTTGTTGTCTACTGACCAACCTAGTTTTTTATGAGTATTTATTAATTGTTTATTTCTACCTATAGTAAACATATAATTTTTACCATTTTTTCTACAAAATATCTCAGCACCCATGATGAGCTTTTCAATTGCTTTTTTCCTATCTTTTTCTTTGTACTCAGGATCAGATACAATCCATTCTAATAATACAGCTTCAGAGTTTGTAAAATACAAAAACCCAGCTACAATAGGTTTATTGTTTTTTTCAACAATAAGACCGCCCGTGCCGTTATCGGGTAAAAAACCTTTAGGAGGATTAACCCATTCAGGCCAAGCATTCCACCAAGACGTTAATATATCCCAATCATTTTCTGTAATTTTACGTATTTCTAATTTCATTTAATTTAATTTATCTTGCAGATCCTACATATTCAGAAGATGCTGCAAACAATTCTTTATTACCACCTGGATCAGTTAATGTATCTGTTGATATTTTAACCGTAGCAAAATAACCTTTTATACCAGTCATTTTATCGCCAAATATAACTTCACCAGGAGCAGCTACACTATCATTAATTAAATTGGCCACATATTTATTTTCTTTTCTAGTAAATCCAGCATGAAATAAAGGTGGTGTTAAAGCAACAACACTTTGTGTTATTGGTATTGTATTTACGTTAGCAAACGTATTACCTAACCCATCATAAGCTCCTTCATTGTAACTATATACTAATGTAGTGGTATCTTTAGTGTTTGTAGCTCTGTAGTCGTCTATATTTGTATTAGGATAACTTATACCTGTACTGTCAGAAACAAAACTATCAACCTGCCAACCATTACTACCTTCGTAGTTTATTGTTTTAAACACTTTTGATATACTTACTTGGGGATTAAAAATAAACTCTATGCTAGAAGAATTAGATTTACCATAAAAATTACCTCGTGGTTGTGAAGAAATATAATGTTGATATAAACCTGAAGTGTTCGGACCATTAGCCCCAACAAAATCTCCATTGTCAGAATCCAAAGATGGTCCTGAGCTATAAAAATTACTTTTTAAACTTATTTGAGACACAGGTTTGTATGAATAAAAACTAGGCCAACCATTTATAGCTTCGTCAAATGAAAGAGTTTTATACGGCTCTGCTGACTGTAATCCTACAAAATGTGGTTGTATAGATAAAGAAAATTGTTTGTTGTATATATCCCAACCACCATTTAATTTTCCATTACCTAAAGCTCCAAACTCGTCTCTAAAGAAATCAATCATACCATAGTTAGATATTTCTGTTATCCCGTTGTTAGATAGTCTTAAAACGGCGTTTCTATCTTTATCAGTAAAATATTTTCTATTACCATAAACTGCAAAACTTTCAGGATTCTTACTAATACCAAAATTACCTGCATAAGGATCAATTGTACCTATAACCTTGTCGCTAGCAGTAAGTATAGGACTACCTTCTGCCGAATATATAAGATCTCTATCTATAGGAGCTCTACTTACTTTTTTTTCTTGAAATATTTGTAACCAAGAGTTGTCTGCATATATTTTTTGTATTGATCCATTTATAGGATCTACACTTTTGGTTATATCTTCACCAACAGAAAATACATTGGTATTATTAATACCTGTTCTAGCGTTGAATATACCAGAATAAATTAAAGCATTAACTCTAACAGAGGCATTAGGATGATCATCTACTATATATGCTTTTGCACCATAAGCAGAACTTACATTATTATAACCTCCTCGTATACGTGATTCTTCGACAGCCCAGTTCATGTCACTTGATGTAGCGGTTTTAGGATAAGTATTATTACTTCTAGCTCCATTCCACACAGCTGTTCCTCCTGTACTAGCGTTCAGGGTTTTACGTAAAATAAAACTGTTAAAATACTTAACTTCTATTAATGCTGCCATAATTTATTATTACTTATTTATTCATTTAATTACACTTCATAATCATAGTAGTAATTAGCAGAGGGTAAATTACCGGAACCACTACCAGTAATAACGTTTTGTGCGTTTGTAATTGTTGCAATAACAAAACCGGATGTAGATTGAAATTGATAAGAAACCTCTGATGTGCTATTGTTCATGTTTAAAGATACTACACTTGCTTCTGCATATCCAGTACTTTGTTCAGGTGAATAAAACTTTAAAAAATCTCCAACAAAAGGAGCTGCACTATTACCACCTATATTGTTTGTTATATTTTTAACAAAAGCATTAGCAAAAACCGCTTGACTTGAACCACCAGACCAAGCTATGTTAAGACTGCCTTGAGAAACTTGATTAATTAATTGTGGAAATGGTCCTATTCCGTTTGAATTTAATAAAACTGAGCCAGTTGGTGGGGTTGGTGCAGGCGCTATATTTGTTAAGTCATAAACAACTGGTTCTGCTGTTTGTACTATTTTTTTACCCGCAGTATCAAACTGAGCAATCCATCGTCTATCTTCATTTGAAGCATTACCTACTGGAGCTCTATCTGTTCCAGTTGCTGCCGTATTAGTAGTATTAGACATTTCATTACCATACTTACCATTTAACGATGTGTCTCCTGTTGCAGAGTATGAATAATAAAGTAAATTTGTAGTACCTAAATATGGTACGTTGAGTTCTGGGTCTGTATAAAATTGAGTTACATATCTAAATGACCATTCTCTAGCATACACTATTTTAGATGGTACAAACGATTTTGCATTTTCTTTATCAGCAGACCCTTGAGTACTTATTCTATAGCTAAAATAACTAGGCGCCACTCCGTCTATTAAAGGATTATAAAAGTCTCCATAGCTTAATTTAACTAATTGAGTTTCTAAACTTGCTGCGTATGAAGCATAAGGGGATAATATACTAAATCCACCTTGTTGACCCGGACATTTTTGAGGAGTTAATACAGGTATTATTTTATTACCAAAACTAGTTAAAGCGTTAGGATAATTATCTCCAAAAGGATATCTTACTACTAATCTGTAGTCTCCAAAATAGTCTGGTGTGGTTTCATAACCTTGATCTTTCCCAAATGCAACTATTCTTACACCTTGTGAAAACAAAGGTACATCAGCATTGTTTCTTCTTCCAGTGCTTTGTGCTTGCATTCCGTCTCTAGTAAAATATTCACTATCTGTGTCTGAATTTGAAATTGTTGAATTATCTATTACTCCAGTTTCTGTAAAATCAGGTCTTGCAGAATTAAGAGATATACTATAATTATTCATTTGAGTTCCTCCAAATCTTACAATTTTACCTTCTACATCTATAGCATCTACCCAATTATCAGGATAACCTGCAGCATTAGAATCTCTATATTGTAGATAAGTAGGCCATATTACAGAAGGTCTGTCATCCATAGCTTCCCCATTAATAGTAACTTTGTTTTCAAAATCTACCATAATATATGCAGTACCACTACTTAGTCCAGAAGGATTAGTGTTTGCAAAATCAAAAGCTAACGCATTTCTATTGGTGTTTGTCCATTTCCAACTATTACTTGGTAAAACACCACCACCACAAGATCCTTGAGCATCAATACTAGCACTGTTAACACCAGTAGGGCCTATAGTGTTGGAAGGAGTTGGTTGATTATTTACAGGTGCCCTAGAACCCATATCTCCCATTGGAAGTGGAGTAGAGGATACTTCATTTGTTTTATCTGTACTCCAGTAAAAACCAGAAGATTCTGGGCCTGCGTTTATTGTTAATGAATTACCTTTATACCAAGAACTATTTGTAGGTCTAGTAAGTATACCTTGACTACCATTAAAAACGGTAGTACACGTATCAGATAAAGACCCTTGCGCGCCAGATGCATCTTCTACTTTAATTGTAATATTCAAAACACCATTTAAAGAGCCAGTTGGATCTGTTAACTCACCTGTATCTTCATTAATAAAAAGAACAGGTAGCTCTGGAAATTGACTTATTTTAGAAAAAGTTAAATCTAAAGTATTAGCAGGGGCTATACCAGGTTCATTTATTGGGTTTATATCAGCACTACCATTTGTAGCTTCATAAGTATAAAGAGATATTGATCCTGATGGCGGATCTATTGAGGCTATACAATTAGTTATTGAAGGCGCAGTGTTAGTTAATGCGCCAGTAGTTGAAACAGTACTAGTTATATCATTAATAACATCATATATTTCAAAGAAAAAAGTATAATTTTCTAATACAGAAGCATTGTTACCATAATAAAAATTTCTAGCTGTTTTTAAGTTATATGATGCTATTGCGGCTCCGGCTATAGGTTCTAATACAAAATCACTAGTTCTAGTGTTACCTAAACCATCTGTCACCCACCAATTGTTTATAAAAGATTCATCAACAGGAATAATAACATTTGAAAAAGGATCAGGTTGTCTAAACGGATAAAAAGCAGCAGCTACAATAGTGCCCGATGGATCAGCTTCACTTTGTGAATAAGCCCAAATTGTTGATATACCATCAGATGTAATTCCTTTTATTCCAGGTGATCCGCCTTCTTCAATAGCTTTATTTAAATCTGATATAAGACCAGCTGATGATGTTTCCCAAAATATCTCTAATCTTGATTCAGTCGGTGCTGTTTCATAAATACCTAATAAAATATTATACCCATCAGTTGGATCAACGGGTCCAGATCCAATTGCGCCAGTACCAATACCGGTACTTAATGTTTGTACTGTTTGAGAAACTCTACCTACTAAAGGATTAGTTTTTGTTTGGTATATTTCATCAAAAACAACAGTAGAATCTAATAATGTGTTTTCTGGACCTATTGTATTAACAACATTAGGTTCAATTGTGGGATAATAAGGGTTATTATATACCGGTGAAACGTCAATGGCTGTTTGTTCAGGTGTAACTCTACCAAATAAATCTACAGAACTTCTAAATTGAGCCTGCAATGGTCCAACTTCACTTAAATCTCTAGGAACTTTATTTATATTATCATTTAATAATGTTATAAATGCTGCGGTATTTACTGGATCTGGAAAAGGTCCAGCGGTATCACCTGGGTAACCGTTAACTATACCGGGCAAATATACATTATAGTAATCTTGTTCTTGTTGTTTTATAACTATTGTATAAGAATACCATCCTAAAGGATTATATTTTTCACTTGTATTATCACCATTATATAAACCAGGCCATCCTGTCAACAAGTCAGGATCACCAGCGTATATACCTGTTGTACCTATAGCTTGATTAAATAATACTTTTATAGAATCTCCAGGCCAACTATTAATAGTATTAAGACCAGCACCTGGAAAAGCTTTATATGGAACATAAACAGTAGAGCCTCCATAAGAAATTCCTCCTTGCTCTCCTTGAATGTCAGCTGATGATAATATAACAGTAGAAGTTCTTCCAAATCTATCTGATAAAATAATACCTACTTGGTAATTTCTATTTTGTTTAACAGTGTGTTGAGGGTATTCTACCTGACTAGTATAGAAAAGAGTAGGCTGCGCTTGACCATCAGTATTAGTAGCACTTATGTCAAATGCTTCTTTTTCAGTTACTCCAACATTATAATTTAAGGCCTCAGGAGGTGTGTGTTGAGTTTGAAAATTACTATATACAAGTCTATTACTTATTATTTCTTGTCCATGAGCTCTAACTGGTACTTTATCATAAACTCTTATTAAATCTTGTGTGGGTAATGTTTTGTAAGGTTTTACTCCTTGATAATTATATACAATAACCGGCTCAGCTTGAGTTAAATTTTCTACCTGTATAGTGTCTACAACTTGAACAGCAAGAGAATCAGATTCTTTATATAAAATATCAATTTCTGTAATTTTATATTCATCATATAAAACGTTAGCATCACAAGGTAAAGGTATTTGTATTAAAATATTGTTTACTTGATTCTCCATAAAAGAAACAACCGTTGTTCTATATGTAGCATTTTCATCAGTAGTATTACCAGTAGGAGTGGTTGCACCTAAAAAATACCCGTCTTGTTTAGGTATAAAAGCCGGTTGAGTAAATGGTGCAAATATAGAATTTTCTCCATCATCAAATGTAAATCTGTAACTAAATCTTACAAATTTATCTTCTAAAAAATCAGGATCACCAGGATAATTGCTAATAGAACTTGCGGTTAATGGTCCATCTGTTTGGAATGTTGGGTTTGCAGTAACTTCATCAGGACATAATCTATTCGTAGCATCAAACATGCTAGAAAAGTTTGTTGCGTTTTGACTTGCAAAACTACTATCAATATAAAAATATAACTTTGTATTTGCGGCTATTGTTTGAGCACTACTTAATTGTAGTATACCATTTAAAGAATCATAAGAAACTATAGTTGGATATGGCGCTGTTATAGTTGCACCATCAGGCCAATCAGTAACCGTAGCGCCTATAGCTGGTAAACCAGATAAAGATTCTTTTTCTACAACAACAAAAACACTAGGTGCAGGCGATTGAGAAACACCTGTTACATATCCCCATTGTTTAAAATATAAATCTATTGGTTTGTAAGGATTATATGTAGCTACAGATATTTGATCTTCTTTTATATAATAACCATTAGAAACTTGACTTGTAGCATTTGCAGTGGCTCTATTTATATTTATTTTTCTTGGTTGGTTTCTATTGTCAGTCCAAAACAAAAGACCTTCTAAAAAATTTACATTTAAAATAAGATTTGTTGTTGAAAAATTTAAAAAAGCACCGCTTACTAATATAGAGGACTCTTGGTTTAATATGTTATAAACATAAATATAATTATAAGCATCTTTGTTATAAGTTGTAGCTGTTTTAAACCCAACATCAGTATAGTTTGTTAAAAATACAAATATATCATTAGAAACACCATCTGTAAATGTACCTATTGTTTGTAGCTCACAAGAACATCCACTTAAGGTTCTGAAATCTACAAGTTGTTTATTACCTAAAACATTTTCTAACGCTCCCACGTCGGCACCTTCTGATCTACTTACTTGTATATTAACCCCTTCACGATATTCCCCATTTGGTAACAACCTGGCATCCAGGTCTTTGTTCATTTTGGATTTTATAAAAGCATTTTTAACTTCTGCCATTTAGTTTAGTTTTTAAGCCATTTAGATTTACCCCTCATAATTTGAATAAATTCACTAGATTTAATATTAGATAATCTTATTTTTGCATTTCTTAATTTAGCAACTTTTTCTCTACGAAACCTTTGAACTACATGCTCTGGTTGATTTATTCTACTAGCCATTATAGCATACATTAAATAGGCGTAAACAGCTTCTTCTGCCATTTTAGGTACTCTCATTTGTTGATCATAAGATAAACCATCAGAAACATATTCTAATATAATAATTTTATCTTTTAAATCGCTAGAAAAAGACATTTGGCCATCTCTATCATTTATAGTAAACCAACCATTTATCTGAGCTAACTCAGGTTGCATACCATATCTTTGACCATAACCCATTAATCCATTACCATATATTCCCCAAAGACCATCAGCTACTAATCTTCCTGTTATTTCATCTCTTATAGCTTGCACTACTTGAGTGTTTTGTTCCGCCCATCTTTCTTCAGTTATAGATGTACCAGTTATATTTACACCTTCATTACTTTGTGTGGGTACACCCTGAGCGTCTTGTATAGGTTTTGTATAAGGATTTGACGTAAGAGTTGTAGGATATATTATATGTTTAACACCAACAGCATCAATCCAAGATACATTAACATAGTTAACATAATCTTGTGGTAATGCTAAACTAAGACTAGGTGGTATTGTGAGTTCTTGAGAATGTATACTTTTTAGTGTATCATAACTAAATTCTTGTAACGCTCTTTTTGTGTGGAAAATTACATCTGTTTTTTTAACACTAGATATCAATTTACCAGTACCCACGTATGCAACTAAAAAGTTATTAACTAAGTCTTCCACTTTTATATAAGAATAACTATTATAGTTTTCTTCAACAACAGTTCCAAAAGCATCTTTATTACCAAATTCTCCTCCATCTTTACTTAACAATTGTATAACCACATAGGTACCCGCCGCGGTACCAGCCTCAAAAGTTATATTATTGTTTACTACGGTATAGGCATTAGTATATTCTGTAAATGTACCATTACCACCAGTCGCACTAGTATATAATCTAAAATTGTTATTGTTATATAAAGCATTAGTAGGATCATTAGATCCAAAAATAAGATCAGTATTAAATGTAGTTTTAAAAATAGTTTGAGCTACATCTACAATTGGATCGGCTGCTATAATTACCTGTGTACCGGTATAATATTGAGCGTTAGTTTCTGTTATTAATCCCCCATTAGGTGTTGCCATAATTTATTAACTTTTTTCATTTTGGTTATTCCGATTTACTTCTTGAGATGCTGCTTGAATTATTTGTGGATCTCTTATAACTATTCCTGTATAAACAAGTATTTGTAGAATTAAATCTGTTTGTTCTGACTCATGAAGTTCAAAATTAATAGAACCCGTAGTATTATTTGTTGTTAATTCTTGTGAATTATATATATATTGACCTAAAGAACCTACAGCAAAACCCCAAATAGGTGCAATTGGTTTTCTTATAAAATCTACTTGTATTTCCCCAATTGTATTTATATTTGTTGGTTCAATAAATAATTTTTTATTCTCGTATAAATATACTGGATAAGTTTTTGTTGGTTTAGTAAGAGGAGATTTATTTATATAATAAAATTCTTCCCGATCAACTCTTTGTACCACTGTTTCATTATTATAAAGCACAGTACCTAGTCTATAAAAAGGGGTTTCAGATGTAGAAGACACATCATTTCCATAAAGATCGACGGTTGGTAATACCCAATAAGGAGTTAATCCATCAGCTGTTGAAGCAGGCACAGCATTACCTGTAGTTTTAAATATAGCTATTTTTTCATCTAAGTTTTCTATTCTATCCGCATAGTCAGTATTAGTCTGTGGCACACGTAATTGTTGATTCATATCTTCAAAATATTTTGAAAATATTTCAAGTTGTACTTGATTACCAATATTATTAAACTCAGTTGGCGTTATATACCCTCTTTGTTCTTTGTTTAATATTAATAAAACTGTTTGATATACAGTATTTACATTTATAGCCATTTGTTTTTTTTATTATAATAAAGGAGGCATTACACCTCCCTTATTAATATTACATGTTAAGAAAGTTTTTTCTCTATAGACTTAAATATTTCAAGACCCTCATCAGTCTTAAAGAAAGAAGCCATAGCAGAATATGGATGTTCATCAAAAGGAACAGTCATTAACTTTTTACCATTTGAAGCCCATTTAAATGTTCTTTGATCTTCATCTAACTTTATTATATTAGCTTCTGTAGCTTTTATAGCAAAATTTCTTAATTGAACATTATCATCTTTAGCTAAACTTATAAATAGTTTAGGACTAGTTTTAGCAAATACTAATAAATCCCTTCTAATTTCTTTAGAACTCATATCTCCCACTTTAGAACCAAGTTCAGTTCGCAATATAGCTTCAGCTTGATCAATCTCTACGTGTCTAGCCATTGTTAAAGCATCAATCTCTAATTCAAGATCTACTAATTCATCTTTTGCTTCTTCTGCTACATCTAATTCAGAATATTTAATGTTTCTTAAAGGATGATATAAAGATAATATCCTTTGTAAAGGTTGATCTTGTTTTGAAACGTGTAACGTTCCATCTTTAAATATTATATGGCCAAGAGTAGATTCACCGTTTTGTTCATCCTTAAATGGAGAATTTTGATTTGTAGCATATCTAATTTCTCTTTGCTCATTTTTTTCAGCATCATACCAAAGTAATTTATGTCTTTGTGTATGTCTACCTGGAATTTTATAAGTTAAAGGATCATTATTACCTTTTATATAATAAGTTCTATCTTTTATTTCCCAACCACTTGATTGAGTTTTTGTTTTTGTTTTCATAATATAATATAATTAAATAGTTAAAAAGTAAAGTAAGGGTGCCATAAGACACCCTTATCTCTACATGAATATTAAAGTCCTTGGAATAATACAAAGTTGTTAGCGGCTTGTACAACCAAACATCTTTCAGATAGGAAGTTAACTTCCATAGCATCTAGATTTGAAGTAAAAGCACCACCAGCAGAACCAGTCAACCAAGATTTCATACGTCTGTCTTCTGTTTGAGAAGCTCTATAACGTACGTGTAAAAATGGTCGTCTAATATTTGTTCCTAAGATCTGATCGTAAACTGTTGAAGTTCCAGCAGGAATTAAAACACCTTCGATTGAAGAAATACCTACCTGAGCACCACGTGTAGAAGCGTCATTTAAATATTTCCAGTCAGTCTTATAAAAATCATAAGATCCTCTACGGAAACCACTAAATCCTAGATTTAATGCCATTTCTTCTGAGTTTTCAAATAATCCATAACCAGTACCACCAGCAGCTCCGTAAGAGATACTAGAAAGCATGTTGTCAAATTCTAAAGAAGTTGATCGATTCAAGAAAAGCATATTTTCTTCAATAGCTCCTTGAGTGTCTAAATTCTTAAGAATTTCATCAAAGTCATCTAGTCCAGTTGCGCCAGCAAACCCAACCTCAACATTACCTCGAGCTTGAATAGCAGCAAATAAACCTTGAGTTCCATTGAATCCTGAAGCAGCAGCTGATCCAGCACCTGCGCCAGAAGCTAGTTCACCTTCAACACATGTCATTTCTAAATAGTCCTCAAAACGTAATCTTGTTTCAGATTCAGCTTTTAAGTACCATAAATAACCTGTAGTTCCATCTTCTGTAGCAACTTCAACCCAACCTATTTGTGCCATATCAGATCCGTTTATTGTGTAAACGTTTCTAATAATAACTGGTGAGTTAGAAAATTGAGTAAAAGAAGGAGTAATAGTAATCTGTGGTTGCAAAGCATTGTTTAAAGCTAAAGCGCCAGCACCTGCGTTTGCAGTAGCAGATCCTTTAACAAACTCTGATCCATATACAAATATCTTAACTGTAGCACCTAATAGAGCTGTAGTTTGAGTAAGATATGGAGCAACAGTTAAAACACCACCGGCAACACCAGTAGTAGCAGTAACAATACATTTTGCTTCGTTTCCAGCATTATCCATTGCAACTACAGTTTGACCTGGACTAATAACACATTGTACCGCTTGTCCTGCACCTCCTAAAGGAACAGTAAAAGTGTTTACACCGTTGTTAGCCACGTTATCATATGCTACGTGTAGTCTGTTTTGTTCTGACCAAATAACTTGATCTGAAGTTGTTGGCATCTCTGCGCCTACCATACGTAAAAAACCTGATAACGTTCTGTTTCCATAACGCTCAACTTCTTGTTCATATACTTCTGGTAAATACTGTTGTGCAAAATCATTTGGACCTCCAGTATTAAATTGTAAATAGTTTGCTGCTAGTAACTGCTGAGACTGTGCAGGTACAATGGCACCAAACTGTGGTAAAATTGCCATAATTTATTTATTTTTAATTAAATGTTCTTTTTTTTATTTTAAGTTTTGAAGAATCAAGGCCCGTAATTGCTTTTACTTTTAAACCACCTATAAATACTTCTCCGGTATTAGTTTTTCTAGCTTCCGTAGTTATATTTTTAGACTTAGCTATACTATCTTTAATCGCGTCGGTTTTACCCTGTTCATAAAAATGTTGAGCCATTGCATCAGCATTTTGGGCAGCATATAAAGCTTTATGATATTCTTTGTGTTTAGCTACTTCTCCTTCTTTGTTAAGAAACTTTCCTATAAAGTTTGAAATATCAGTCTGATTATCAGCAACACTAACAGGATCTTTAATACTATATCTAAATTTTTTATCTCCTAAGTCGAAATCAAAACCTTTGAAATCTTCGTTTAAAAGTTCTTTAGATTTAGAAATAAATCTGTTGTGTTTTTCTTTATTTACTTTTTGTTCTTCATTGTATCGGCTGAAAAAGTCAGTAGCTTTTTGTTGATCTTGAGTTACGCCGGGTCTCAACTTGATTTCGTCGTAATATTTAACCTTAAGATCTTCTAAAAAGTTAGTGGCTTTAGCAACTTCTTCTTTGTAAGCAAGTTTTTTCTTACGAATGTCCCTTGCTTCGTCTAATTCCTCATCAAATGAAAAAGAGTCTTCTATTATAAATCCTCTTTCTTCAGCATTCAAATGGGGTTTAGCTGTTTTGTAATATTCATGTAATAAAGTATCGCTATCTACATCTGTGTAGTCAGCATTTAAACGGGTGTAGTCTACAATATCTCCACCTGTTTCTTTCATGAATTTAATTAGTTTATCTATATTCTCAGGGAGCTTTTGTGTTTCAACTTCCTTAGGTATTTCTTTTTGTTCCGGTAAGGAAGTGGTAACTTCATCGCTTCCTGCCACTCCGCTCTTGTTAGTTTTATTGTCTTCATCACTTATTAATTGTAAAGGAGAATCTATCTCTTGCTTTTCAGCATCATCTTCAATGGAGGGCCGTATTTCTTTAACCACTTCTTGCACACTGCTTTTGTCTTCTTGTTTTTTGACATGCACATCGCCTGCATTTGTTTCTTGTTCTTGAACGGCATCTTTTTCTTTTGTTTGAGTTTTTTCTTTTTTACTTAAATCTACTTTTATTACATTAGAGTCTCCTTGTTCCCCTAAGTTTTTCATTTTTTTAGCAGACTTAATTTTAAATTCACCTTCTTGTGCTATGGGTGTTGTGTCTTTTATTTCAAGTTCCGGTGTTTTTGGAGTCTCTACTGCTTCTTCTTTTTTTGTTTTTTTTGACATAATATGATAATATAAAATTAATAATAAACTATTTTGGGTCGAATTGGTCTAATCCAAATCCTCCTAATGAATCGTTATTAGATTCAAAATTTGTAGGTAATAAATCATTTTGTCTTTGATTTATCATCTCACTTTGTTGTGTTGCTTGTATTCTTGTTCTGTTATCTTTTCGATCTTCAATTTCTGCTTCTCTCGTGGTTTCACGTTGAGCTTCCATTTGTGCTAATTGTAGTTGGTATTGAAACTCTTCAGCCATTAATTGTTTTTTAAGTGCAGTTTCTTGTTCCATTCTTTCTATTTCAAATTGAGACTTAGCTTGTTCAATTTGTATTTTTGTTTGAGCTATTGCTTGTTCTTTTTGTACATCAGCCAGAGCTGTTTTTTCTGCAGATTTTGCATTAGCTTCAGCTTGAGTTTGTATGTTTTCTAATTGATTAGCACGCGCGGTTTCAGCTTTTTTCTTTTGTTTTTGTTTTAACACTTGATTAGCTAATTTAAGATTAGATATTTCTCTAATATCTATAGCATCTTCTAAACCTATATTACCAGCCTGTAAAGCTATTTGTATAGTTTTTTCTAACATAGCTTTTTCTTCTTCGTCAGGTTCTAATTCTAAAAATATACCAAATTCATGAATATGTAATTTCTCTACTTCTTCTAATGTACTGGTATTAAAATTATTTATACTTTTAATAAGTGCATTTTTTGTAAGAGGATAACTTAACATATCTGCAACTCTTAAACTTACGTTTTCACAAGTTCTAACAGTCATATGCATTAACGATTGTAAAATGTGTCTTGTAGCTGTGTTTGAATTTGCTGCTGCTAATTTTTGTAAACCAACTAAAGCATCTTTAGCTGGAGTACTACCATCTCTAGCTTCGTTTAATCCAGTTACATCTCTTATCATTTGTAAATAATACTGATAAGTTTGTATCATAGATTGTACTTTAGAAATACCAGAAGAACTTTGTAATTCTTGAATAGGTACTTTACCCCTGTTAGGATCTCCTTCTTGAGTAAGTGACCTACCAACAATACTACCAGTTTGAAAATACATATTTAAAGCTTCTGCAGGATTATAATTAGTACCATTACCAAGATCAACCTCAGCTAAACCGTCTACATCTAAATATACACCGTCTGGAACTATTCGTGATAATATTTGTTGTAGTTTTAAATGTGTTAATTGAATCATATCTGCAAAACCTACAGTTTTACTAACTATAGATTCAATACGCCCTTGATACATCCTTGGTGCAGATAATATGTAATTCATATTTACTTTAGTAACATCACCTAATGGACGTGTCATATTTTCAGCCAACTTCCATTCTAACATAGTATCACCAAGACCTAGTACTTTAGCACCAGAATATAAAACTTCTATAGATCTTGCTGCTCTTTCAAAATTATCATTTTCAGGAGGATTAAATGTATCGGGTTTTTCTAGTATTTTTTCTAAACCTTGTTCTGTATGTTTTATTTTAAAAACTTGATCATGGTATGTTTTGTATTCAAAAAATAATACTTGTACTTGATCTTGTTGGTTTTGACCCCATAAAGTATTTGTGTAAGAATTTCTCCCAGGATATTTTTGAATTTGTTCCAGTTCTTCATTTGTAAGATTGGGAAATTGTCTTTTTACTTCTGACAAAGACATATTTTTTACTTCTCCTATATAATATAAATCTTCAAAGTTTGGGTCTTCTGTATAAGAATAAACAATATTTGCAGGATTTACATAACTAGTAGTTATACCTTCAGATAAATTAAAATTAGTTTTAACAGCTCCAATACCTAAAACTGTTAAATCATAAGCTATTTGTTTTTTTACTTGTTCAAATTTGTTATAATGTAATACATTATCTATAACTTCTTCTTCAGCTATTTCTATAGACTGTTTATAATTAAGTTGCATATATATATCTAACTCATCTTCATCTTCTGGTAAACTTTGAGGATTTGCTGATGCGTAATAGCTTCTACCTGTTAGTTCAGTTAGTTGCGCAATACTTGCTTTATTTTTAATATCTCTTAAAGCATTAGAAGCATACTGAGTTCTTGTTTTTATACCATAAGGATCTGTAGCAAAAGATTTTATTTCATAACCTCTTTCAGTCATACCATTAACAACAATATCTACAAACTTAGATAATACAGGAACAGGCGTCCAATCAAGGTTAAGATAAGATAAATCACCATTTATAGCTAGTTCATCTTTATATTTTTGAATTGGCTGTTCACCTCTTGCATATAATCTTAATCTATTAAAATTTTGAAAATTATTAATAAATCTATTTTGACCGCCACTGTTTCTAAACCACTCATGTTCAATAGCTTGGGCTACGGCTAATCCATATTCCCACGAACTTTTCTCTGCCTCAGGTACTACCTGATCTGGAAAACTACTATTATAGTTGATGTTAATCATTTATTTTGATTATTTTTGAATTGACCCCTTCGTTGTCAAATTTATTAAAACTTAAAGGAAGTTTTGAGATAGTTCTTTTTGCGTTAGGAGCATATCTATTTTTATTACAAGCCATTATTGCAAGACCAGAACTAATAGAAGCATCGTGTTTTGTTCTATTGTTTATGTTAAATTGTGCCCAGTCATCTAATGTTTTTTGGAAATACATATCTCCATGTCCTTCAGGTGTAACACCCACAAAATTTTCAATATAATCTTCTATAGCTGCTGCGTGAGCTTGTTTAATGTCTTCACTACTGTTTGGTATTCCACCTATTTCTCTTTCTGTAACAGATAGTTTATTATAAATTTTATCTGGTCTATTTATAGAATATCCCCTGTATCCTCGTCTTTTTAAGTAATATAGTAATCTTGGTTTGTTATTTTCTGCTAACATTGGCATTCCGTAAAACACTAAAGCCATTAAAACATCTTCAAAAAATATTTCAGAGGTTTGCGGTCTTGCGATATATTCTAAAAAAAATACATTAGGAGGAACATCCTCCATTGAAAATTTAGTTAAACCGTGTAAAGCTCCTTTTGAACCTCTACCATCTACTGTTCCGGAAATATCGTAAGAGTCACAGCCAAAAGCGCCAGTATGATCATTACCTGGATATCTGATACCATTTTTAATTATATATTTATTTTGCAATTGAGATGGTGGTATCCATGAAATTAAAAATCTTCCATTTTTATTAGGGTAAAAAATAACTCTTGTGTCTTTAACCCCTTTTTCCCATTGAAAACTACCTTTTGTTAAAATATTCGTATTTCTTAAATCTTCATTATAATCTATTTGTTCATAAATCTTAGTTAGATTAAATAAAGATTGTTTTGCTTCGTCTCTAAAGGCGTGTTTTTCTGTTCGTGGAAATTGCCTATAAAATTCATTTAAACTATCTTGATCATATTTTAAACCCTCGACTTCATTTTCCCAATGCGAGATAACTCCAATCTGAATTTTGGATCCATCAACGCTGGTGACGGGTTTTTTTGGAGTGTCGAATACAGGAAATCCATGAGTATCGAGGTATCCTTCGTAATTCCATTCCATAGGAATGAACAAACTATATAATCCTGAGTTAGTCTGACCATTTCGGTTTCTGTTGGTAACATCTGATGCATCATATAACTTTTTAAAATTAGAACCTCCTTTATCTAGTGCATTAGAGGTTGATCCCATCATGCATCTACCAATTATTCTGCTACCTAATCTTAGCGTTGTTTTCGTGACACGCCAATTATTGAGGATGTTGTCCGGACGCTCCCATTTCCCGGATTCGTCGTGGGCAAGGATCTTAAGTTTCTCACCGTCATACGAGTTGTCCCCGGTGTTCTTCCAGTCGATTGTGGTGTCCAACCCGACAAGGTCCTCGGGACGTTCATTCTGATCAAGTTTTCGCCGTGTGAGTTTCGAGGCAGGGATTCTATAGGCGAGTTCGGTCTTGGGACGGTCCATACCGTCCTGGATCGGTTTGAAGAAAAAGGGGTAATTGACTGATATGGGTACAACCTTATCGGTAAACATCTTCTTTGCATCTGCTCCAGTCTTCGATAATATCCCATATCTGGAATCCGAAGAGATGGTTGCTTGGTGTACAAGTTCTGAAGATGCCATGAATGAAAATCCAGAACGTCTGTTCTTAAGGTAACACAATCCGTAACATCTGGTGTCCAACTTGCATGCCTCCCAGAAAATATAAAAGATCCTGTTTGACTCCCTAAAGTCTGGTTGCCCAACATCAATCTTGGTCCACTGCAGGTACATGTAGTGAGAACCAGTAATATAACTAGGAATACCCTTG